CGATGACGAGGGCCGGGAGCACCACAGCTTTCAACGATCAACGAAAAGTACGGGCGCATTGCGCTATTGATCGGTGCCGTTGTCTCAGCTTTCGGTAAAGGCTTCGGCAATAGCAGCGCGAATGTGATTAGGGCACTGCTCTGCTTTCTACTCCCGGCATCACTCGTGCTCTCGATGGTCGCGTGTGGCAAAGAAGACATCGCCAAGAAAATACGCAAATCCATTATCTCAACCGATCTCGCCTTGAACACAGCCGAGAACTCATATCAAACGGGCTTTTTGTCCTTCGATGATCGCAAGGTAGTTTTTACTATCGGCAACGATGTCAACGCCACCCTGAAAGAGGCCAATGACTTCGTTGCTTCCCTGCCTGATGACGTGATTGACGGCAAGGCACCGATTGAGCAGGCCGATAAGACGAAGCTTCTAGCAATCCTGGATAACGGTATAGCAAGAGCGAACAAGCTTGTTGATGGTGGCGCGTGGTTCCACGACGAGAAGAGCCGCAACACCTATCTACAGTTCGCCAGGCCAATTGCTGCCGGATTCACAAGCGCCCGCCGCATTGTCGAAGCGTTCAAGGTTAAGACGAAGCCCGCACAAAAGATAGAACTCGAAGTGCGCAACGTCTACCTTCAGGCTTTTAACTACTAATTCCTAAATCCTGATTCCTAAAGGAAGTCAAAATGCCGAAATCAAAGAACTATGAAGCACTGATTGCACTTGTGACGCCTGACATCATTGATGCGGTGATTAAGTGGCAATTGACTGACAACCTGACAGCGCGTGAAGCACTCGACATTAACGCTCAGGAACTTGACGCGCAGAAGCAATTCATTGATCGCGTGTTGGCTGAAAAGAACCCGGATGCAACGCCTGACGGTGTGATTCTTGCCGATCAATCATCAACCTAAGCGGAGGCATTCAATGTCAGAGCCGCAACACTACGGAGAAACATCGGCAATGTCGCACGCTGGCGAGTACGTTGCAATATTTATCCTGAGCTTCTTCGGGGCAAAGCTACTGCCCGTGCAGGAACTTGTCCCGCACTTCTCGCCCTATGTCGTGCAGCTATTTACCGGGCTATCAATTGCCGCCGCGAGTACGATTTTCAGTTTCTTCGTTCGCAAGCTGCTGATTAAGTATTTCGGGAAGGATAAGGATTAATGAGAAAGCTATTCACTGCTTTACTGCTCGCAACTGTCACGCTCGTGGCGATAGCTCAAGCACCCCAACGCGCAAAGGTGATCTTGCTTGACGCTGCTGATGTCGAAGAAGGTAAGCGCCTGTCTGCTGAACTTGAAGCAGCTCAAAAAAGATTCGCCGATTATCAAGAGCGAATCGAAGGTAAGTACATATCCGTCGAGGGTAGATGCTCGGACTTTGTGATTATTGGTCAGAAGCTACCGGATAGCGCATATAAGCCTTGCAGGACGCGTAAAGAAGGCTGGTACGGTGGCTTTGAGTTCTCGGAAGACTTTAAGGCAATAGTGCCAAAGGCCGCGTCAGAGCCGGGAATTAGGCTAGGCGGCGGTTTTTGTGGATGGTCGCCCGTTACGTCGTTAGGCGGCGGTGCTTATTTCACAACACAATGACCGCACGCACATCATTCATCTGCGGCATTGCTTGTGGCAGCGTTGGCCTTGTGCTTGGCGCTGTCGTGACGGGCTATGTCGCACTCTGGCGGGCTATGCGATGAGAAGAGCAGCACGCACTGATCGCAATCAAACCGCCATCGTGGACGCACTACGCGCTGTCGGTGCTTCCGTGCAGATACTGGCCCCTGTCGGAGATGGTTGTAGATGCAGATAACTGAAAAGAAAAGAGCTGTAGCGATTGAGAATCTTAAGAAGGCTATAGAGAAGAATAGCCAACGAAAGTTCGGTGTATGGAAATGCAAAACATGTCAAGTTGAGAAAAGGGCGACAGCCCATCAGTGCCGACAGACATACTGCTCAAAAGAATGTATGGCGAAGGACTACGCCGAAATAATGTGCGGCCAAAGCAACCCGAACTTTAGGAATGCAGGATGGTTGACCTGTGAAGTCTGTAGCTTAAGGTTTCATAGCTATAACAAGAGAGGCCGTTTTTGTGGCTTGACGTGCAGAGACAAAGGAAATGAAACATTGAGAACTAACGCCAAATCCACCAGAATACTTAATCACAGAAGGCTCTCATATTGAGCCTTCAATGCCGCTTCAGCAGTGGATTGAAGAGACATTCATCAATCAAGGCGCAACGCTCTACAACGAAGATCATCAACACCTGCAAGGCGCAATGATTGGCTGCCTGTGGTCGAACGTGCCGAATAACCGTGAAATGCGTACCGTACTTGCCACGGCTGAGATATTCAATCCCAAAGGCAACGCCTGGCAGAAGGCGAGACAAGAGAATCAGCTTTTGCGTTGGTTTGGCGATATACCAGATTTCATTATCACAGTCTTTGCACCCTACGCAGTAGAAGCCGACGAAGCTTCGTTCTGTGCATTAATTGAACACGAACTCTATCACTGCGCTCAACGCACCGACGCCGACGGCTCACCGAAGTTCAAGAGCGATGGCAGCCCGGCTTACGGCATAAAGGGACATGACGTTGAAGAATTTACAGGCGTGGTTCGTCGCTACGGTGTGGATGCTGCACAAAGCGGCGTTGGTCAATTGGTCGCAGCGGCCAAGATGAAACCTATCCTATCGGGCGCAAAGATCAAACAAGCGTGCGGAACGTGCGCATTAAGGGCGGTATGAAATGGCAGCGATAACCAAGAAAGACTTTTGGGCGCAAGTGATCATTGAAGCAGCATTCACGACAGACGCTCTCGTATGTCAGAAATACGCTATCTCTGAGCGTGGTCTACGTAAATGGCGCAAGACTTTTGCCGACGGCAGCGACGCGGAGTTTACCGCCCTATGCCGGACTAAAAAGGCCGTCTTTGATGCACGTTGGGCTGAGAACTGTTCACCTGCATTAACGGCTGGCATTAACTTTCTTGCTGATGCTGCACGCTCGGCAGGTGAACCGCAAAAGAAGAATCCGGCTTTCATTGCTGCTATTGCAGGCGCAGTCAAGATCGTGGCTGACGTGAAACTAACAAGCTCGGTGATTGATGCTCGAATTGCTAACACAAATAGACCGACGGACGACGTACCTGAACAGATTTTTGGGCAAACCGTCGCCTCAGAACTTAAGCAGTAAACCAGGCTCGAAAGTGCCTGAGAAGTTCATTGACTACCTGCCATCCATTGCGCCATCCGGTTGGTCGTACAGCGCACGCCATTTAGTTGAAATTGGCAAACACTTGGATGCTGTGACGCGGGGCGAGATAGACAGGCTGGCGATCTTTATGCCGCCACGCCACGCCAAGAGCGAAACAGTTACTATTCGCTATCCGGTTTACAGAGTCGAAGGCGATAGAACACTGCGGTGCTTAGTGACAGGCTACAACGAAAGGTTCGCGCGAAAGTTTGGCCGCAAGTCTCGCAATATCGCCTCTGAGCGATTCACTTTAGCGAATGACAAGCTTGCGGCTGATGAGTGGGAAACACCGGAAGGTGGCGGGCTTGTTGCTCGCGGTGTTGGCAGCCCGCCAACAGGTTACGGCTTCAATCTGATTTGCATAGATGATCCGATTCGCAGACGTGAAGACGCCGAATCGGAAGTCTACCGAGAAAAGCTTTGGGATTGGTACACAGATGATCTTTACACACGGCTTGAGCCAAACGGCGTCATAATTCTCACGTTGACACGCTGGCACCACGATGACCTGGCAGCTCGTGCTTTAGCTTCCGAGCCTGGAAGATGGACGATTCTCAAGCTTCCAGCTTTGGCCGAAGAAGACGACCCAATAGGCCGTGCAGTTGGCGAAGCGTTGTGGCCTGAACGTCACGACATTGAGAAGCTGCACCGCATTCGTGATGTGCAAACAGATGAGCAGTCAGGTGCGTCGGCTTTTGAGTCTCTATACCAACAGAACCCAACGCCAAGAGAAGGTGCATTCTTCAAAGTCGCAATGCTTGGCGAACCCGTTGACGCAGCGCCCGCAATGCTTCGCACCTGCCGCGCGTGGGACTTGGCCGCATCAACCAAAGGCGACTACACCGTTGGTTTGCTAATGGGCGTTGATGCAAACGGTCAGTATTACATTCTCGATGTTATACGCGGGCAATGGTTGCCGGATGAACGCAACGCCACGATGCGACAGACAGCGGCACTTGATAAACAGAAATACCCGAATTGCCGGATCAGATTGCCGCAAGACCCAGGGCAAGCGGGCGTAGATCAGGTGCAGTCATTAGTTAGGATGCTCGCGGGTTACTCAGTGAAATCTGAGCGCGTGACAGGTAGTAAAGAGACTCGCGCTGATGCGTTCGCGGCTCAGGTGAATGCGGGCAACGTGAAGCTGGTTAAGGGTAAATGGAATGCACCGTTGATTGAAGAGTTTAGGACGTTTCCGCTAGGGAAGAATGATGATCAGGTTGACGCGTCGGCGGATAGCTTCCTAGAGTTAACGACAGGAATAATACCTACCGTTTCGCCTTATGGTATGGACAAACTCAGTCAGTGGAACGTGTAGCACATCCACGATAGAAAAATAATTCCTTCCTTTGTGGCAGCGTACCGACGTGGCCGCAAATAATCCAGACCTGAAAGAACTTGGCACCACAGGACTCGCACGCTTCAACGGCGAGATATTTGAAGAGTTCCTGCCCGAACTGCGCGGCCCAAGATGGCGCAAGATCGTGCGCCAAATGATTGATAACGACAGCATTACTGGCTCGCTGCTGTTTGCGATTGAAACGCTTGCCAGAACAGTTAAGTGGAATATCGTACCGAAGTCTGAGAAGAATGAAGATAAGCAGGTTGCCGAGTTCTTTAAGCAGGCACTCTTTGAAGATCAATCACAAACGTGGGATGACACGCTCTCAGAAATACTCAGCTTTCTGCCGTGGGGATGGTCGAATCTCGAAATACTTTATAAGCGACGCGGTGGTGATGTGAACGACCCAACGAAGCGCAGTCGTTTCACTGACGGCAAGATTGGCTGGCGTCGCTGGTCAATCCGCTCACAGGAAACACTCGACCGCTGGCAGTTCGATGACGATGGCGGCATTCAGGCAATGCAGCAGATCGCACCACCCGACTATCAGCAGCGCACAATCCCGATCAATAAATCGCTTCTGTTTCGCACCAAGGCCCGCAAAGGCTCACCCGAAGGTCAAAGCATTCTGCGCACAGCATACGTGCCGTGGTACTTCAAGACGAACATTATGCGCATTGAAGGCGTCGGCATTGAACGGGACTTAGCGGGACTGCCAACAGCGTGGGTGCCACCGCAATTACTCTCAAGTACCGCGACAGCCGAAGAGCAATCAATCCTTGCGGCTATTAAAAAACTCGTGACAGGTATCAAGCGAGACGAGCAGGAAGGCGTCATTATGCCACTCGCTTACGACGAGAACGGCAATAAGCTCTATGACCTGACACTGATGAATAGCGGGGGCCAAAGACAATTCGATACAGACAAAATTATTACGCGCTATGAAGTCAGGCAGTTGATTAGCTGCTTGGCGGATTTCATCCTACTCGGCCACGATAAGGTCGGCTCATTTGCACTCAGCACAAATAAGACGGGACTATTCACTTTAGCAATGGGTTCTTATCTGGATTCAATTGCTGACGTGATCAATCGCCACGCTTTCACGAGACTCGCCAAATATAACGGCTTCCCTGCCGAGTCGGTGCCAACGCTTCAACACGACGCAATTGAGAATGTGGACTTGGGCGAACTCGGCACGTACGTGAAGGTTTTGAACGATGCCGGTGCGCTTCTGTTCCCGACTGCTGACGGCAAGATGGAAAGATATTTACAGTCTCAGGCTGGCTTGCCTGTGCCGGATGAAGAGCAGGCGCAGAAAAATAATCAATCAGGAAATGGTAAGCAGTCACCGTCAAACGACGAAGAAGCGGATGACACGGAAGACGAAGAATGACGAACGCGACACAGACAAAATACGAAAGAGTTAGGCAGGCGATCCAAAGCGATGCGTGGCTGATCCTGCCTGAAAAGCTCGCGCTCATTGCCGACATTATCAATGAAGCGTCATTTGAGTCACTAAAAGAAGTACAGCCCGAAGCCGCGCAGCCTGGCTATATCAACCGTCGCGGCAAGATGAGCCTGACTGAAGATGGCATTGCGACTATCAATATCGTCGGCCCGATGATGCGCTACGCGAATATGTTTGAAGCGATCAGCGGCGCAACATCAACTGAAATGATGCGCAATGAATTTGAAGCGGCGATGAAGAATCCTGATGTCAAAGGGATTCTCTTGAATATTGATTCGCCCGGCGGACAGGCGTCCGGTATCGCTGAATTCGCTGAAATTATTCAAAGCGCCAAAGGTAAAAAGCCAGTCATCGCTTACGCATCAGGCTTAGCCGCTTCTGCTGCCTACTGGATTGCCTCTGCTGCTGATCAGATTATCACTGACCCGACGGCCTACGTTGGCAGTATCGGTGTCGTGGTCAGTTGGCTGGATGCAACGGATTATTACGCGCGTCAGGGTGTGTATGAGCGCAAGATAGTCAGTTCTCAGTCACCGATGAAGCACGCTGACCCGCGCTCTGAAACAGGGTCGAACGCGATGCAGAAGCGTATTGATGCGCTCGCGGCTGAGTTCATCAATACAGTTGCCCGCAATCGCGGGATTACTACCGAAAAAGTGCAAGCCGACTTTGGGCAGGGTGACGTGCTGATTGGCACTGACGCTGTAAGAGTTGGGATGGTTGATCAAGTCGGCTATTTCGCCGATGCGATGCGACGTTTACGCGAAAAGTGTGGATTAGATGGCGGTGGATACACGAGGGTGAGTTCACCGGGTTTACAAGTTCCTACAACGCCAGCCACCGCGCTGGATGAAACTATAACCAGTGAGGTGATAGATATGTCAGAGAAAACACAGGCTGTGCCTGACGCTGACTTGCAGGCGATGCAGGCACGTCTGGCAACGCTTGAAGCTGAAAAGGCTGAGCAGGAAGCATTAGCTACTGCACAGGCCGCGAAGTTGGCAGAGTTCGAGCAGAAGCTTGCCGCTGAAAGCCAGAAGACAGCCGAATTGCAAAACAAGGCACGTCTTGAGCGTTACCGCTTGCAGGTGACGGGCAAGGCTGAAGGCGCAATTGCTTTCGCGGGCGATACTGAAAAGCACGTTGCTGTGATGGATGCGCTGGCAACCACGCTCGGCGAGGATTCAGCAGAGTTCAAGTTCTACGTTGAGAGCAACAAAGCCGTTGCCGCTCAATTGAAAGACTCGAAGCTCTTTGAATCAATGGGCAGTGATGCCGATGGGCAAGGCGATGGCAGTAGCGCAGCAGCGCAGCTTGATTCACTCGCCAAGGCACATCAGAAAGCCAATCCAACGCTGACCTATGCTCAGGCATACACAGCTATTCTTGAAGCAAACCCTGAACTCTATAAGCAGTATCAGCAAGAAAAAGGAGGCCGCTAATGGCAGTCGAAGGCCAGCAAATTAAACATTCATTCATTGCCGGAGGTGACTTGAGCGCCAAGCAATATCACTTCGTCAAGATGTCAGCCAATGACACCGTTGTCGTGTGCTCGGCTGTTACTGACAAGCCGATTGGTGTTGTGCAGAATGCGCCCGCTAGTGGCGGCACCGCTGAAGTCTGTCTCGCGGGGATCACCAAGGTTTCAGGCGATGCCGACCTTGGGTATGGTGACTCTATCGGCACGTCCAGCGATGGACAGGCAGCGGCTTATGTCGCTGGCACCGATACAACCAAATACCCCGTCGGGCAGGTGATCGAAGACAACGCCGCAGCCGGTGGCTTAGTTACCGCTGCAATCAATTGCTTAAGCGTACATCGCGGAGCCTGAGTCGAGCGATGGCTGCTAACGATAGGTTACAGGATGTCGAACTACTGCGTCGCCACCGTAAAGGCATCAAGGCGACGGTTGAGCGCATCCTGTCGAACCCTGGCAGCCTGACACCTGACGAGAAGCGAGTTATCAGCCAAGTGCTGATTGACTCCAGTACGGAACTCAATCGGCTAAACGCCGCTGTGCAAGCGCACAGGTAATTGACAATTTGGATTCTTGCCAAGCTCGCCGCTGAGTCTCGCCGTATCAGGCCACTCACGAAAAGCCACCTTGGGATAAACCTTGGAGGCTTTTCTAAATGGCACAGCCAACTTCTAGTGCAGTTCACGCCGTAGATGTTCCGTTGACGAATATCAGCACGGCTTATATTCAATCGCAAAACAACTTTGTCGCATCACAGGTCTTCCCCATCGTCCCTGTGATGAAGGCATCCGATAAGTACTACACCTATACCAAGGCTGATTGGTTCCGTGATGAAGCCAAGCGCCGTGCCGATGCGACACCATCAGCGGGCAGCGGCTACGGACTCAGTACGGGCAATTACTCGTGCGATGTGTTCGCATTGCACAAAGACATCGGCCAGCAGGTGCGAGCCAACGCTGATGCCGGAATCAACCTTGATCGTGATGCCGTTG